TGAAGGTTTAGAAGAGACGATAGAAGAAATTATAGAAGATCCACAAGGTGGTTATGATGAAAGTTCCATACAGAATGAAATCAATGATAGAGTTAATGAATATGTTGATGATATTGATGATTTTATTAAACACTACGGATATGAAAGAAGTTTTATAATGGATTTTGTTGATTTAGATGAGGTTACGGATATTGTCGTAAATAGTGATGGATATGGTAATCTATTAAACTCTTATGATGGAGAAATGTTTGAAACACAGGTAAATGGTGATTGGTATTTTGTGATGAGGGCTAGTTAGGTCTTTATTTGTTGAACAATATATCGTATTTTTATTATGAATGGCACGAAGAAAGAAAATAGAATTTTTAATGGACACCGATTGGATGTTCGAAAAACCTATTGATAGAGAATATAAAGAATATAAACTACTTTCTTACTTTCAAAAGATGGGGGATAAACTCGATAAATTAGAGTTATATCCTGGTTTCATCGAATTATCATTACACTTAATGAATGTCCAAGCCCTTATGAGAGATCATAAGATAATCTATACCGATAAAAAATTGACAAGTATAGATGATGAAATCTTAGTTAAAGATCTAAAAGTAAAAGAATTACCAACACTTTCCAAAGAAGAAGAAAAAGAGTTCATTTCAATATTAACATATTCCGCACCAAGAATTATGGAATACTTTAATGTTGCAAAATCTGTATGGACCATAGTGTTTGACTCTTTAGATATGAAGGTAAGACGAAATAAAAAGAATGTGATTCACCCAAAAGGTTTTTTCTATTTCATTGATCATGAGAAGACTTATCATATTTGGGAATATACAATCAAAAAAGAAACAAAGACAAATCCCCAGCAAATGACAAATGTCAAATTAATTTATAGTGAGCCTTTAAATGAATTGACAATCTCAAAAATTATAAATAACTTTTCTTCGTTTAGTGGTGTGGACAAAAAGATTGGACCGATCTTTCAAATGACATCGTCAGGAATATTTCCATTAGAAGAAACATTATTCCCAATGTTCAAACGAAGAATTGCTGGTCACATATCACAAACAAAAAAGTTCGAACAAGTTAAACAAACCAAAGATGGGATTTAATAAGAGAGTTTTAAAGAAAGAAAATATCCTTAACAACCTTGAGAACCTTATGAAATATTTATCCGCCGATGCGATTATTTGCACCGACGATTTTTCACGCAAAGTTTACAGGATGTATGGGGAAGGGTTTACGAAAGAAGAAATAATAAATGTCATAAATAAAATGAAATGAAAATTAAGTTAGAATATGTATGGTTAGATGGTTATAAACCTGAACCAAACCTAAGAAGTAAAGTTAAAATTGTTGATTATGAATCTGTTAAGAATGCTTTTCTTGATGGAAATTTTCCTATGTGGAACTTTGATGGATCGTCAACATTACAGGCTGAAACAGGAAATTCTGATCGTTTGTTAAAACCTGTTAGACACTATGCACCACCAAATTTTATTAATAGTAATGATCCTGTGTATGTTTTGTGTGAAGTATTAAACCCAGATGGAACACCACACCATTCAAATAAAAGATCAGAAATCGGTGAGGGATTCGAGGATCTTTGGTTTGGTTTTGAGCAAGAATACTTCATTCGTGAAGAAGTGAATGGAAATATTTTGGGACACAAAAGAAACATTCTTAAAGGTCAAGGTGAGTACTACTGTGGTATAGGTCATAATGTTGTTGGTCGTCCATTTGTTGAGGAACACTTAAATATGTGTCTACATTATGGTATTAATATTACTGGAACAAATGCTGAAGTTGCACTTGGACAGTGGGAATATCAAGTATTTTCTCAAGGTAAATTAAAAGGTGGTGATGACCTTTGGATGACTAGATACTTCTTATTTAAAATTGCCGAAAAATACGGATACCATATTGAACTTCACCCAAAACCAATCACACACGGAGAATGGAATGGTTCAGGACTTCACACAAACTTCTCAACAGACATGATGAGAATAGATGGAAACGAAAAATATTTTATGGCACTATTCAACGCACTCGAATCAAGACACGAAGATCATATTAAGGCGTATGGGTCAAACAATAATCTTCGTTTGACAGGTGAATATGAAACTCAGGCGATTGATAAGTTCAGTTGGGGTGTATCTGATCGTGGGGCGTCAATTAGAGTTCCTCAGGACACGGCAAAAGAATGGAAAGGGTATGTTGAAGATCGTAGACCAGGTTCAAATGCAGATCCATACAAAATCATTCGTGAGATTGTTAATTCATTATATGTCGCTCAACTTCTTTATGACACAAAAACTATGATGACCTCATTTGTTGATATGGATGGTCTTACCGGAAAATACGGTACAATGACTAATGATGAGTTATTAAAAGAATATAGAGAGGAAGAACAATAATGGTTAACGGATGGGCATTATTGGTAGGAGTTTTTTTTGGGTTTTTGGCTCAAATATCTACCTTCTTCCAACTACAGGGACCACTGAAGTATGAGTGGATAAAAAATCATTACTGGCTAACCGTATTAATGGGTATTCCAATATCAATGTTGTTTATGTATTCTGTTAAGAATATGATTATAGCATTTGATGGACAAATGTGGCCATCACGATTAATTGGTTTTAGTATTGGAGCAGTAGTTTTTACATGGTTAAGTTGGTTATTATTTAAAGAACCATTAACTTTGAAGACTATTGTTTGTTTAGGTTTGGCGATAGCAATTTTAATAATACAATTATTTTGGAAATAAAATGGAGAATAAAGAACAAGTAAATCATCCACAACATTATGGTGGGGAAGATAACCCTTATGAAGCAATCAAAGTTATTGATGCGTGGGATTTAGGATTTAGTTTAGGAAACACAGTAAAATATATAAGTCGTGCAGGAAAAAAAGGAAAAGACAAAGAACTCGAGGACCTCAGAAAAGCATTATGGTACCTCCAACACCACATCGAAACACTCGAAAAAGACAGGTCTTGATCGTGAAATTAGCGTTTGGGATGCTCTAACAACACCGGGTGAATTATTAAGAGAAACAATAATTAATTTTACTTGGGGATTCTTAGGAAACTCAATTGTTGTATTCGCAGCAAAAGAACTGGACTTTTTAGTTTTGATCAACTATGTTGTTTATTACATTTTAATTTCTTATATTGTGAATAGGAAGAAATATGAAACTATGTTAGGTAAGTTTATAGTTCTACCTGGTTCGGCAGCAGTCGGAGCGTTTACAGGATATAAGTTGGCACAAATAATTTCAAATTTTTTATGATTATGGAAAAAGAATTCGACTCAAATGATTATCAAGGTAGATCTGAAGATCAAGTTAGAAGAAATAATACGATATTTGTCATAACAACCGGTTTGGTTTCATTATTTGGTATTGCAATGACTCTTTATGTTTTATTTGGCGAAATTTTTTAATTATATATAATATGAAGTATTACAAATTTACATTAGGTCACAGAGGTGCGGAAGTTTACCCGTTCAAATTAAACACAGAACAATATAACACTTTTCAAGATAAAAGAGTTGAGTTTGATGAAATGGATTATGATCAGATTTGTGAAGTGTTAGGTGGTGAAAGTTATTTTGATTCTGAATTAGAAACTTTAATAGGTCCTTATCCCGATACTTTTTATATGAAAGTAGAAGATGAAGATGGAAATTTGGTCTATGAAACAGAAGAACTTAATCTTGAAAAATGTGATTACGAAGAAAAGTATTGTAGTCAAGATGCTTATCTTATTATAGAAGATAATTGTAAGGGTCACATGTTAGTATATGACATACCATTAGAAGAAGACTTTGATTTTGAAAAAATTAGATTTGAAGTTAAAGATATTGGTTGTAGAGTTGAAATTGTCACAGATATGTTCTATGATGATAAAAGATATGAAATTTATAAATCATTTGGGGATATGACATCAAAAGGTTATTATTACCACATAACAGCAGGAATTTAAAAAATGATAGAAACAGGAAAAATTATTAACGGAGATTGTATTGAGGTGATGAAGACATTACCTGAAGGTAGTGTTGATCTAATTGTTACATCTCCTCCATACGGAGTTGGAATCGATTACGATGTTCATGAAGACGATATGGAATTTGAGGACTATGAAGTGTTTGCTAAATCATGGTTGACTGAAGCATACCGTTTATTAAAAGATGATGGTCGTATTGCTTTGAACATACCGTATGAAATTAACAGACAGAAAAAAGGTGGTCGTATTTTCTTCGTTTCGGA